ATCTTTTATTTGTTCTACTGCAATTCTACCACTAGTAGCACCAGCTGCCCACCCTAAATCTTTTTTGTAATTCTCAATCAAGTCTGTTATGTTGTTTGAGTAATCAGGTTTATTCATCCAACTGACATTGATTGCTGAATGATTTATTTGTTTCTGTATAACTTCTTTTGTTTTACCTTTTGCCTTACCACTTTTAATTATGTTTGCAAGTCCTGATAAATTAGAACCATGAAATACAAATTCTTCAGCGTCTATTCTTTTATTCTCATTATGTTTATCATAATATTCTTTTATTTCATCTCTGGCAATTTTATCAATACTACTATAAATCATCATGTCATAATGCATAGCAGGTACTTTTGTCCAGTCTCTAAACCATGCCTCATTCTTTTGACAATAACCACTATTAAATATCTCATGACATATGCCATGGTCTACTGCAACAAGTACATCAGGTGTGAAGTCTCGATACAAAGCATTACAACCATATATCTTACCATGAGGTCTTAATTGTTCTAAATCAAAACCCTTTCTACTTTCACCATTGCCTATGCAAAATGCTTTACTCATTACTTTCTTTTATATTTGTTATTTTAGATGATTTAAATCTTTCTTTAATTTGTTTCTTTGCTTCTTCTGTTGTTAAATTTTTCAATGCAAAAACATAAGTCTTTTTACCATCTATTGCAATATTATATTTTTTGTATATGCTCATTCTATCTCCGGTTTAGGTATATCTATCTCATTACTACCAATTATAACATCAGGTCCTAAATGTATTCTACTTGCACATGATGTTAATATTAATAGTGAAAAGATTATGATATATTTCATTAAACACAACCTGTCGGTTTTGGTAACCCTCCGTACTTAGCAATCTTCTTCATTGGTCCTGATTCAAACACTTCATAAAGTTTACTTGCCTTTCTGTCCATACCAAATTCTTTTGCAAAAATTCTAACTGCTGGTACAGTACCACTCTCGTTAAACATTTCTCTTGCCTTTTCAATGTATGTTTTTATTTCATCGGTAATTAAAAAACCATCTTGTTCAGCCATTTGAATCATAACTTCTTCTGACCAATCATTTGTATTTTTTAAAAAACCATCTCCGTCTCTGTCTAGTTCCATATCAATCTTGCCTCCTGATATCGTTCATAAATATTTAAATACCAATCTGTATAAAAGTGGTAGTGTATAATTCCTATAAACATAATTGTAGAACCTACCACATTCACTACAATTAATGACCAATCTTTCCACATTATACCTACTATCAACCAACCTGTAATACCTACAAATTGAAAGTACATATTATATGGATATAGATTCATTGTGGTTGTCAATGCACCCAATATCAATACGATACTTGAAAACCATTTAATCCACCAATCTAGTCCAATAGATATTTCTTTTTGTACCACTCTTTAAACTCCGGGTCTTTATCAAATTCTTGTAGTAATTCTCTAGTTTCTACTTGACCACTTCTGATACAGTCAGCAAGTAATTGCCATCTTTCTTCATTACTATATTTTCTTAACTTTAAAAAATCATCACTCATAACAATTTCTCCTTTAATATTATTTTTGTTTCTGTTTGATTAAACTTTAAAAACGGTTTAAACTTTTGTACCTTTTTATAAAAATCTGGCCACACAATTTTATCTGTTATGTTTTTATTCCAATCTCTCATAAAATCTAAATGATAATCCATAATTATTAATGTCTCTTTAGTAATCTTATTTCCAATACAATGTCGTAAAAGTATTGGATGCTGGCCATCACTAACAGTAACAACATGGTTGGGTTTAGTATTGTCCATATCAATAAGAGACCGTACTCTACCCAAATCTTCTTTGAAGTAGTAATTTGTTGCCTCTTTTCTTTTTCTGTATTGTAAGTATGTCTCATGACTATCTCTTTCTAATAAACTACCTGACCATGCTTTATTCTTTTTAACAAAATTTGCAATCATAAAGTCATCTATTTCTTCTTGATTATACTTTACACTTAATTTATGAAACATATATCTATCATTTCTTTGTGTAAATGTTGATAATTTAGTATGTACCATTCCACCATGTTCTGTATAATCATACTTGTCTGTTGTGAAATGCAACTTATATGCTAAATATTTTCTGTAAACTGCAAAGCCATCATAATAATATGGGTCATACTTCACAATGGTAGTTTTCCTCCTTTCTCAATCAAATTAAGACCTTGTGCCTCTATTGTAATTTTTTCTTTTAGACTTTTAGAAATGTATCTTCCTACTTCGGCAGGGTCTATGGTATTTTTATCGCAATAGTAGAGAATGGCATCCATGTAAGACATGTCGCCATTTTCTCTTTTTATTTGTTCTATCTTTAGACTGAATTGTTTAGCGTTCATAATATAAAATCCTTGGGGTGTATTTCTGTGTGCCGAGCATACACCAGGCTCCGGCACTTCTTAAAGTGGTAGAGTGCCTAAACTATTTAACCTCTTGTAATTGTGGATTAACTGTGTCATAAAAAGTTTGAATTGCCTTTTGTAATTCTTCTTCATAATCTTTCGGTTCTTTCACAAATGCTTTCATTGAACCATCTTCTGCAGCCATTAATATGACTATCTGTTCTATTGGTTCATTAAATGTTTCAGTATACATCATTGAGTATGCTGTACATTGTAGGAAATAGTTTTCTACCCACTCCTCGATTCTTTCTTTATTTGCTGTTTTAAAATCAATAACTGATAGTTTACCATTGTATTCTGCAACACAATCTACTTGACCTGCAATGGTCAAGTTTTTACTATACATAATTTCTTCTACTAATCTAATGTTATTAATTTGGTCTAGATAGGGTTTCATTAATTTAAATAACCCTAATGGTAGGACATCCCTTATGGATGGTGTTTCGTTCTTCATGTATTGTTCTACTAATGTGTGTAGAGATTTACCTCTGTTTGCACATCTTCTCATTTCCCAATTAGCAACATTTTCGCCAATTGATTTACGCCATTTTTGAAGTCCTTCTGACTTTCTCATGCTCAATACTGAAGTTACAGATGGATAGTTTGTACCATCTATATCGTAAAATCTGTGATTACCAACTTTCTTACCTTTTGTTTGAGGTAATACTGTCTTGTCAATGTCTGTGTGTATAAATTTCATATTTGTTCTCAATTATATTTTATCTATGTATTATATATCAACCAGCACGAAATGTCAATGCTGGTTGATACTTATTATTTATTAAAATGACACGCCTAAACTAAATGTTGCATATGTAGTATCTACATATTTAGCTACACCTGTTGAATCTGAATCATTTTTTCCTACTTCAACTCCTACATCAAAATCATGCCAAGTTATGTCATAATTTACTTTAGTTACACTTCCTTTTAAGTCTTTACCCCATTCACCATAACTAAATGATAGGTTTTGAGTTATATTCGCCGTAACCTCTGACCATGAATAGTCTTGTTCTGTTGCTGTTTTATAATCTCCCACAGAATAATCAAAAGACATAGGTCCATAAGAAAGTCCTGTGTTAAATTCTTCGTAATCAGAATCAAAATTATCACTATAATAATATCCTGTTACCCCAGCATAAGAATCAAAACCAAATATTTTAAATGTTGTTCCTGCATAAACATCCATTTCAATACCTTGGTCAACATCTGCCATCCATGTTCCTACATAGAAATTTCCTGTATCTACATCAGCACCAAAACTTACTGCTGATTCAGATTGAAATACACCTCTATACCAGTAGTCTGACATATAACCTATGTTATAACTAACTGATGAAGCGTATGTTGGGAAACTACCTAGTAGTAACATTATCATTAATATTTTTTTCATTTTTACTCCTTATTATTTTGGGTATACTGAAGGTGCTTTTACAGATGATTTTGTAAATTCTGGATAAGCATCCAGACCACATTCAGATACATCAACTCCTACTTCTTCATCATCTTCTGTTACTCTTACACCCCATGTTAGATGTATTGCATACCAAAATAATGAACTGACTACGAAAGTCCATCCGAAGATTACGATTATTCCGTATAATTGTGCTGATAGTGTTCCAGTAGTAAATACTACTGCAAGTAATCCCCATATACCTGCTGTTCCATGTGCTGATATAGCACCAACAGGGTCATCTACTTTTAGTCTATCTAAAGTGATGATAGAGAATACTACTATTACGCCACCTACTGCACCTATTATTGTTGCAAGTCCTGGTGTTGGTGCTAAAGGTTCTGCTGTTATTGAAACTAGACCTGCAATTGCACCATTAAGTGCCATTGTTAAGTCTGATTTACCAAATAATACTTTAGATACAATTAATGCACCCATAACACCACCGGCAGCTGCCAAGTTTGTGTTTACAAATATTAATGATACAGCGTTTGCCTCTGCAACATTTGATACAATTAATTCTGACCCACCATTGAATCCGAACCAACCTAACCATAATATAAATGTACCTAATGTTGCAAGTGGTAAGTTTGCACCAGGCATAGCGTTTACTTTGCCATCTACATATTTACCTTTTCTTGAACCTAGTACTAGAACACCGGCAAGAGCCGCTGTTGCACCACATAAATGAACTACACCTGAACCAGCAAAATCTAAAAATCCTGCCTCATCTAGGAATCCACCACCCCATTTCCAACTACCTTGGATTGGATAAATGAAACTTGTCATTATTACACAAAATAATAAAAACGGCCATAGTTTCATTCTTTCTGCAACTGCACCTGATATTATCGAACATGCCGTTGCTACAAATACAACTTGAAAAAAGTGGTCTGCCATGTATGAATAATATACATCGCCTCCACTAGCAAGTACTGCCTCTGTTGTATTGTCTGCCCCTAAGAAAAGAGACCATCCACCGGAGTACATTATATTGTATCCTATAATCATGTAACATAAACATGATATAGAGTATAGTGCTATATTTTTTGTAAGGATTTCTGTTGTGTTTTTAGCCCTAACTAAACCTGATTCTAGCATTGTAAAACCAGCGGCCATCCACATAACAAAAGCACCCATTACAAGAAAATATAATGTGTCTAGAGCATATGATAACTCTATTACTGTATTTTCCATTATTTACCTCGTTATTGTTTTAGGTGAAAAGCGGTCCACCATTGTTAATTTAAGTCAGCAACCTGACTATGCTTTTCATAATATAGTTTTCAAATCTTCTAACTTCTAGTTAGTTTAAGCACTTTATCAATTTGTGCTTTTATTATTGGCGCTCTATTTGGCCAGAAAATATAATCTTCTTCACTTTTTGCAAGATTATATAAAAACGGCAATATCACTTTTTCTAATTCTTTGAATCTTGCCTTTGTTTGTTCATTAGTAACTTCTTTTGTAATTGTATCTTTTTCAGCGACAATTTGCATGATTTCATTCATCATACTTTTAATAGATGATACATCAGACTTAACTTTTGCTAATTCTAAGTTAGTCTCTTTGTTCTCACCCACTACAACCTTTTCTTCTACTGGTTTTTGATTGACTGGTGTAAAACCAAAATCTTGGTCTAAATCAAAACCTCTCATATAATCAGGTATATCTGACATTACTTGTTCCTCTTTGCTCTTTCTTGGTGTTTTTTAACCACCTGGTTAGTCTTAATATCTTTAATAGATTTTTTTCCTATACTATTTGCAAGAGCAGACCTTGGATGTGCCTCTGCAATTCTAGATAGATTATCTTTCCAACCAGAATCGTTTTTGAATGTTCCTTGACCTGCTACTATATTTAGTCCTGTGTGGACTTGCTCCACA